ATGATGAATAAACATAAAAGACGAAGTTATAAGAAATATAGAGGCCAAGGCAGATAATGCCAGCAATTTGCCGACAAGGTGATACTCTATCTACTGGCCACAGTTGTGTAGGCACAACAACCTTAAATGTACCAACACAAAGTACAGTAAGATCAAACGGAATTTTAATTGCACGAAAAGATGACGCTACAGTGCCACATCCGGCGCCACCTTTTCCTCCTTGTCCTAGTCACGTAAGATTTGTGAACGTAGGATCATCAACAGTATTTGTTGTAGGTAAGGCAATTGCACGAATTGGCGACTCAACAGATTCAGGACAAATGACATCAGGTTCTTCTAATGTCTTTGCTGGTTAACGTATAAATATTAACACTTATGCCAAATTACGATGCCTCTGGTACTTCAGCTTTAAATAAAAGTAAGCGAGCTACTAGACAATACAAAGATTTAGATTTAAGTTTTGGTCGTAATGTAGTAACAAATGATGTAAATAAATTAACAGATGTAGAAGCTGTTAAAAGAAGTGTACGTAATTTAATTAATACATCACACTTTGAAAGGCCGTTTCATCCTGAAATTGGTTCTAATGTAAGAGCGATGTTATTTGAACCAATGACACCTTTAACTGCTTTGAATCTACAAAGAAAAGTACAAGAAGTTTTAGTTAACTTTGAACCTAGAATAAGATTAGTTCAAATATTAGCAAGACCTGATATTGATAGAAATGCTTATGATTTACGAATTATGTTTTATGTTATAGGCACACCACAGCCAGTTGTGGTAGAAACATTTTTAGAAAGACTAAGATAGAATGGCAAGCAATAAATTAGAAGTATCAGATTTTGATTTTGATAATATAAAAGCAAATCTTAAAACATTTTTAAGAAGTCAATCAGAATTTCAGGATTATGATTTTGAAGGTTCAGGTTTTTCAATACTTTTAGATACACTTGCTTACAATACACACTATCTAGGTTTCAATGCTAATATGTTAGCAAATGAAATGTACTTAGACAGTGCTGACATAAGAAAAAATATAGTTTCATTAGCAAAGATGTTAGGTTATACTCCTTCTTCTGTAAGAGCACCTGAAGCGAACATAGATATTTTAGTAGGTGATGGCACAGGCTCTTCTATCACAATGACAAAAGGTACGGCCTTTACAACTACAGTTGACGGTACAACATTTCAATTTATTAATAACGCTGATATAGTTACAACACCTGTAAATGGCGTTTACAGATTTTCAGATGTAGATATTTACGAAGGTACTTTAGTTACATTTAGATATACAGTTGACACAACTGATACTGACCAAAAATTTATTATACCTAGTTCATTAGCAGATACATCTACACTAGTGGTAAAAGTTCAAACAAGTTCTAATGATACAACAACTAACACATATACTTTAGCAACAGGATTAGCTACAGTTCAATCAACATCTAAAGTTTATTTTTTACAAGAAGTAGAAGATGGTAAGTTTGAAATTTATTTTGGCGATGGTGTTATAGGTTCAGCATTAACAAATGGTAATATTATTATATTAGAATATATTGTTACAAACGTTGAGGCAGCAAATGGTGCTTCTACTTTTACAGCGTCAACAACAATCAGTGGATTTTCAAATTTAACAATTACAACAAATTCAAATGCTCAAGGTGGAACAACAGCAGAATCAAAAGAGTCGGTAAGATTTAATGCTCCGTTACAATACTCAGCACAAAATAGAGCAGTGACAACTTCTGATTATGAATCCTTAGTTCAATCACTTTATCCTAATGCCTTATCAGTAAGTGCTTGGGGTGGAGAAGATGATGAAACACCAATTTATGGCACTGTAGTAATAGCAATTAAGGCCGCTTCAGGTTCTACATTAACAACTGCCACGAAACAAAGTATAGTAACTCAATTAAAAAAATATAACGTGGCATCAGTAAGACCAGTGATTGTTGATCCTGAAACTACTTTTATATTAATAACATCAAACGTTAAGTATGATGAAAAACTTACTACAAAAACGGCCACTACTTTAAAATCTGATATAACTTCTGTATTATCAAACTTCAATGATAATACTTTACAAAAATTTGATGGTGTGTTTAGATATTCTAAAGTAACATCTCTAATTGATGATACTGATACAAGTATTATCTCAAACATTACTACAATTAAAATAAGAAAAGAATTTACACCAACTTTAAATTCATCTACAAGATACGACATTTATTTTAGAAATGCTTTATACAATCCAGTATCAGGATATAATTCAGTGAATGGTGGTATTTTAGAATCAACAGGCTTTAAAATAAGTGGCGACACTACAAACGTATTTTTCCTAGATGATGATGGTGCTGGTAACATAAGAAGATTTAGACTAGTAGGTTCAGTAAGAACATATGCTAACAATACACAAGGCACTATTAATTATACAACAGGCCAAATTACACTAACATCATTAAGTGTTTCTTCAATTGAAAATATAAGAGGCTCTGCTTCTACAGTTATTGAATTGACTGTAACACCAAAATCAAATGACATTGTACCAGTAAGAGATCAAATTTTAGAAATAGATACGGCTAATTCTTTAATCACAGTTGATGTTGATACTTTTGTTGGTGGTTCTGCTGATGCTGGTATAGGTTACACAACATCTTCAAGTAGATAACAATGGCAAAATTTTTTAATAAAATATCCAACCTGATTACTTCTCAGGTTCCTGACTTCGTATTAGAAGATCATCCTAAATTTGTTGAGTTTTTAAAGTCATATTATAACTTTATGGAATCTGCCGAGTTAACGGTAGAAGGAACAGAAACAACAGATGGTATAAGATTAGAAACAGAAACAAACCAAGAAAACAATATAATATTAAACGCTTCTAAAATAGATGGCGATAGAACATCTTTAGATGCTGGTGGTAAAATATTATTAGAAGAATCTATATTTGGTAAATTTACAAGAGGTGAAATCATAAGAGGTGGTACTTCAAAGGCCACAGCAACAGTTTTAACAGAAGATTTAGTAAACGACCGTCTATTCATATCAGCACAAGATAAATTTATAATTGGTGAAACAATTATAGGTTTAAGTTCAGGCGCTTCAACAATAGTTAAAGATTACAGGCCTAATCCTGTAAACAGCATACAAGATCTATTAAATTTTAGAGATCCTGATAAAGCAATATCAAATTTTTTAACTAAGTTTAGAAACGAATTTTTAAATACAATACCTGAAGAATTAAATACCAATATCAATAAAAGAAATCTAATTAAGAACATTAAATCATTATATAGATTAAAAGGTACTACAGTAGGCCATCAAATATTTTTTAGAATATTGTTTGGTCTTGAATCTGAAACTATATTTCCAAGAGAACAATTATTAAGAATATCAGATGGTAAATGGAATACAAGTAAAATATTAAGAGTAATTACAACAGCAGGTAATACAGTAGATTTAGTTGGTAGAACAATTGAAGGACAAACTTCTGATGCTACGGCCGTTGTAGAAAACGTTTTCAAATTTCAAATAGGTGTTGATGAAATATCCGAATTAATATTAAATGCTGATAGTATAACAGGAACATTTTCTGTAAGTGAAGAAATAAGAGGTACATCTTCAGACGAGAGTGATATTTTTATTAAAGCTCAAATATCAGGAATACCTAATCAACCTACAATTACGAATGATGGTAGTTTATATTCAACAGGTGATAATATATCTTTAGTTGCAGGTGGTGAAGGATCTATTATTCAAGTTGATGGTGTAGGCCGAGGCGGCATTACTGAAATTTTTATTGATGATGTTGGTTCAGGTTATTTAATTGGTGATGATATAGTTTTCACAAATACAAATACAGGTGGCGGTGCTGCCGCTGCTAAAGTATCAGTTGTGAATGGAGGATTTACACAAGAAGGTAGTTCGAGTGCAGTTGATGACCATTTAGTTTTAGAAGATGAAACTGTAAGAGGTGATTCATATACAGGAAATAAAATAGTCCAAGAATCTGGCACAGGCGTTGGAGATATAACAGATATAAGAATTATAAATCCTGGTTCAAATTATCTTTCTTTACCTACGATTGCAGTTTCAAGCACAGGTGGTTCTGCTGCTGTTGTAAGAGCATATGGTTCAGAAATAGGTAGAGTTCAATCATTAAAAATTGTTGAAGCTGGAAAAGGTTATGAAAATTCACCTACACCACCATCATTAAAATTACCAACATATCTTTTATTAGTTGATCGAACAGGTTCCTTTTCTGCTAACGAAACAGTTTCAGCATTAGGTTCAGATGGCTCAACTACAATAACGGCTACTGTAGAGCTTTTTACAAGTGCTACAAATATATTAGAAGTATCAGCCGCTTCAGGAACTTTTGGTACAGAAGTAACAATTACAGGAGTTACATCTGGTGCCACAGCTACAATTAAAAAGTTTGACCAAGCAACAGCGACAACAACTGTAACGGCCGTATTAGAAACAGCAGGCGCTTATATTAATCAAGATGGCCACGTTTCAGAAAATGCTCTAAAGATACAAGACAGTTTATTGTATCAAGATTTTTCTTATATTATTAAAGTAGGCCGTTCTATTAATGACTGGCGTGATAGTTTTAAAAAGACAATGCACACAGCAGGTTTTTATATTCAAGGAGAGGTGGCCATTGCTACACAAGTAAGTGCTGAATTAAGAAGTGTAACAGGAATTAATTCAGGTGAGATCAATACACCAATAGACAGTGTCATCAATACATTGTTTACAACAATCTTTGGTAGAAGATTAGGTACAGTAGATGATGGTACAACATTAAGAGCTTCACCACAAACAGGCGAAGGCGCTGACTTTAATACAAGCACGACATCACCATTTTCAACAGGCACAAGAGATGTTACATTGTCACGTAATTATAGAATATCATTTCCAGCTATCGCTCGTATATCAGTACGTGGTGATGAATTAAAATTTGGTTTTGCTTACTGTGGCCCTCGAATGAAATCATTAAGATTAAATTCAACAAATCCAGCATTTACAAGTATGTTTGGTGGTAATCATCCAAGTGTTCAAACGGGACCAGGTGGTGGGGACAGTGTAGTAAGAAAGTATGTACAGCCTATGTTATTAGCGAATTGGGCTAATCATAGATTGACGGGGTTAAATAATGAAAGTTACGACGGAGAGGTAGTGCAAATACAAGATTTAGCAAATAACAATCTTAAAACTAATATTACATATCCTACTGAAATCAGTGTGAGTTATTAATATCGTGTATAAATATAAATAGAATTTTAAGGAAAAACTATGCCAGCAATTATAACAAATAAGTTTAGAATACATAATAGTGAACAATTTAGTGAGTCATTTTCAGAAGCTTCACCGAATGTATATTACCTAGGAATAGGAAGACCTCAAGCATTTGCTACATCAACAAGAGGCGACTCAAGAACAGATAACGAAGGAACAGACGTAGCACCATTAACACCTGTTGATTCGGTACAAGAAGAATTTTATACATTTGACGATTTATTAGCTGCTAAAAAAATAGCTAGTTCAGACGTATCATTTGTAATACCAAGAAGAAATTGGACAACTAGTACAGTTTACGATTATTATAGACACGATTATGGTAATCGTGTTACAGGTTCAACTTCAGTTCAAACAGCGAACAGTGGTGCTACAAGTTTACTTGACTCAACATTTTATGTAATGTCATCTACATATAACGTTTACAAAGTTTTAGATAATAATTCAAACGCTGCTTCAACAACAGAACCAACAGGAACATCTACTGCTGTTTTAACAACTGCTGATGGTTATAAGTGGAAATATATGTACACTTTGTCAGCAACACAACAATCAAATTTTTTATCTACCGATTTTATGGCCGTAGAAACAAATTCTACAGTGTCAGCAGCTGCCGTTGACGGTGCTGTTCGTATAGTAAAAATTAAATCAACTGGTACAGGTGGAACAAATGGTACATTTACAGGAATAGCAATTCGTGGTGATGGTTCTTCAGGCACAGTTTCAGTTACAGTTGCAGGTGGAGTTATTACTGCTGTTACAGTTACAAACGTAGGTTCAGGTTATACTTTTGCTTACATTAGAAATGCTGATATAGTAACTGCTGGCGCTACAGGTTTAACAGGTTCAGAATTAGATGTTATTATCGAGCCAAAAGGTGGCCACGGTTTTAATGCTGTAAAAGAATTAGGTGGATTTTATGTAATGTTAAATACAAACTTTGAAGGAACAGAATCTTCAAATACAGGTGACTTTACAGTTACAAACGATTTTAGAAGAATTGCTTTATTAAGAGATCCTTTTTCAGGTGGTGTTGCTGCTAGTGCTTCAACATTAAGAGCAACGAAAGCAATAAGATTTGCTGCTTCTCCAGCTCCAGGTACTTTTACAGTTGATGAAGAAATTAATCAAGCAACAACTGGTGCCGTAGGTAAAGTTGTAGAATATGATGCTACAAATAGAATATTGCATTACGTTCAAACAAGATTTAATGATGAAGGAATTGACAGTAACGGAAATTTAACAGCATTCAGTGGTGCTAACGTAGTCACAGGCCAAACGTCAACAGCTACAGGCACACCAAGTTCAACAGGAAGTGAAACTGCCGATAATATAACTTTTACAAGTGGTTATGCCGCTTCTGAAATTGATGCTGATAAAGGTGATGTTATTTACATAGAAAATAGATCGCCAATAACAAGAGCTTCGGATCAAACTGAAAACGTTAAATTAATTATTGAGTTTTAGGAAAGATAAATGCCAAGTCCAACAGACTTTAACCTTTCGCCATACTTTGATGACTATTCTGAAACAAAGAAGTTTCATAGAGTTCTTTTTAGACCGGCCTTTGCTGTTCAAGCAAGAGAATTAACACAATCTCAAACTATATTACAAAATCAAATAGAAAGAGTATCAGACCATCTTTTTGAAAAAGGTGCTATGATAATTCCAGGTGAAATTGGTTTTGATTTAGATTACTCAGCAATTAAACTTACTTCACGTTCATCTACATTAGCTAATTATGTAGGCGCTACATTAACAGGTGTTACATCAGGTGTAAAAGCAATAGTCATAAATTCAATTGCTACAGATGGTACTGATCCTGATACTTTATTTGTAAAATATACTCAAACAGGAACAAACAACACAGCAAAAGCATTTACGGCCGCTGAAACAGTTAACGCTGTAAACATGGTTGACTCGTCATCAGCTACTTTAGTTGTTGCTTCAACAGCAACAGGTGCGGCTGCTAATATAGCTGGCGGTGTTTATTATATTAATGGATTTCACGTATCTGTATCAGAACAAACTTTGATACTTGACAAATATACAAATACACCAAGTTATAGAGTAGGTTTAGAAGTTGTAGAAAGTTTTGAAACACCAAATGATGATGCCACATTAAATGATAATGCTCAAGGTTCTTCAAATGTTAATGCTCCAGGAGCTCACAGATTTAAAATAAATTTAACTTTAGCAAAAAGAACAATAGCATCTACTTCTGATTCAAACTTTATTGAATTATTAAGACTAGAAAATGGCTTTAGACAAAACCATGTTCGATCAACAGAATATGCTATATTAGAAGATACATTAGCAAGAAGAACGTTTGATGAATCAGGCGATTATACAGTAAAAGAATTTGAGTTAGATGTAAGAGAACATTTAATTGATGGAACTAATAGAGGTATTTACACATCAGGTAATGGTGGTGTTGCTACTAAGTTAGCAGCAGGGTTATCACCAGGAAAAGCTTACGTAAAAGGATATGAAATTGAAACTATAGGTACAACGTTTGTTGATGTAGAAAAGGCCAGAGATTTCGATACACAGAATAATAATAAAACAAGATTTGATATTGAAAACTTTGTTAATGTTACAAACGTATTTGGTTCACCTGATATTGGATTTGTTTCTGGTGATGTCGAAGCATTTAAAAATGTTAATCTATTTAATACAGCCACAGTTACAAGAGGCACACAACAATCTACAACAGGTGTAACAATACCACAAATTGGTAGAGCTAAGTCAAGAGGTTTTGAATTAAATAGTGGAACAGCAAGTTCAAATATATTTGCCAGTTCTTCTTTAACAAGTGCTGTTTATAAACATTTTATTTTTGATATTGAAATGTTTACACATCTTAATATTAGAACATCACAAGTATTTACTAACGGAGAAAAGATAACAGGCGGCACTTCAGGTGCTTATGGTTATGTTCAATCAATTTCATCTACAAAAGATGCTGTAGTTACAAGTATTACAGAAACAAACACAGGTACGGCCAGTGTAGTAACTTCAAATGGCCATTCGTTTAAAGATGGAATGCAAATACAATTTTTAAATCCTTCTTTTTCTGCTGTTGATTCAACATCTACAGTTGTTACAGTAAATGACAGCACAGTTTTCACAGTTAAAAATGTTACAACAAACACTTTTGAATTATTTGATTCTACTGGTGATAGTCCTATCAGTGCAACTTCATATTCATCAGGAGGTATAGCTCGACACGGTGTTGTAGTTTTAAATAATGTAATAGGTTCTTTTGTTGCTGGCGAAACAATTACAGGTGCTACTTCTGCACTTACGGCAGTAATTCAAAATGATAGATATGGTTTTAAAGGTGCTTTAACTTTTGATTTTACTTTTGTTAGACAATTAGGTATGTCAGGTTCTCCAACATACACAGCTGATACGGCTATAGATTCTACTAATGGAGATAATTATCCTATATTTGGAAGTTTTTCAGTGGCGAATAGTGGTACAACAGTCACAGGTTTTGGAACATTATTTACAACTGAATTACAAATAGGTGATACAATTACATTTACAACAGATGCTGGCACTTCAATAACAAGAATTATTGAATCTATTTCATCAAACACAAGTTTAGAATTATTAACAGCAGTGGGTGGTGGTGATGTATCTACAAAAACACAAGGCACAAGAAAACGTGGCAAATTACAAGGTTCAAATAAAAATATTGCTATATTTCAATTACCAAACACAAGAATTAAAACTTTAAAAACAACTTCTAATTCTGGTATCACAGATACTAATTTTAAAGTAAGACGACATTTTACAGCAACTCTTTCTTCTGGTTCTGCTACAATAACAGCAGGTACAAACGAAGTGTTTTCTAGTTTAGCTGAAAAAGATTTTGTTGTATCATTAATGTCTAATAGTGGTTCAGGTATTTCAGGAGATGTTTTAAGTTTATCAGGTAATAACCATGCAAGTAATCCTATCTTTACATTAGGTGGTTCGCCAACAGGTAAAACTTTAACATTAGATTTTGGTTCAAACTTTTCAAGTGCTAAAATTAAAATATTAGCCACAGTAACACGTTCTGTTGCCGGTTCAAAAACAAAAACATTAAACACAGCTCAAACAGTGGCCATATCTTCTCAAACAACTATACAATCTGGTGTAGTAGGTTTAGCAAAAGCAGATGTATATAAAATTAATTCTGTTTTCATGTCACCTGATTTTAGCACTGTAGCTACAACAAGTCATACAGATATTACAACAAGATTTGAATTAGACACAGGACAAAGAGATAATTTTTATGATATAGGTAGAATTAAATTAAAAACAGGTTCTATTACACCAACAGGTAGACTCTTAATTAATTTTGATTATTTTTCTCACGGTTCAGGAGATTATTTTGATATTGACTCTTATTCTGGTGTTATAGATTATGAAGATATACCAACTTACACTTCTGATACAACAGGTACAGATTTTGATTTAAGAGATTGTTTAGATTTCAGACCTAGAGTTGATGATGCTTCAACAGTTATAAGTGCCACACAAGATAGACAATATAGTGGAACAGGTGCTTCAACAATAGACATTGTAGAATTTAATGATGATATAACTTCTGATTTTGAATTTTACTTAGCTAGAATAGATAAAATATTTTTAGATAAAGATGGTAATTTTAAAGTTGTTTCTGGTGCTAGTTCATTAACACCTCAAATACCTAAAGCACTTGATGGTGCTATGCACTTATATACAATATTTTTAAATCCTTATACATTAAATGTTACTGATCTTATAATTAAGAAACAAGACAATAAAAGATATACAATGAGAGATATTGGCCGTTTAGAGAAAAGAATAGAAAATGTAGAATACTACACTCAATTATCTTTATTAGAAACAAACGCTCAAAGTTTACAAATACAAGACGCTGAAGGTTTTGATAGATTTAAAAACGGATTTATAGTAGATAATTTTACAGGCCACGGAATTGGTGATGTAGGAAATTTAGATTATAAAGTTTCTATGGATATGGCTGGAGGTTTTGTGAGACCTATGTTCAATTGTGAATCTGTGCAATTAATTGAAGCAGATGATGATGGTACAGCAATTTTAGCAGCAGATAGAACATCAGCTAATTACCAAAAAACTGGAGATTTAATTACTTTACCATATACTGAAACAACTATTATAGAACAACCATATGCTAGTAGATTTGTAAATGTAAATCCTTTTAACGTATTTACTTGGGCAGGCTCAGTAACACTTGACCCTCCAGGTGATGAATGGAAAGAAACAAATAGAGTTCCTGATTTATTAATTAATGAGCAGGGTGGATTTGATACTATGGTTGCTAATTTAGGTAATCCTAATTTAGAAAGTGTAGAAATTGATACAGTATGGAATGAGTGGCAAGATTTTTGGCAAGGTACGCCAGTAGAAAGAATTACAAGTCAAAATGATAGAGCCGTGAACCAAGGTAGAGTAGGCACTGTAAGAGATACTGTTTTTACAACTGCACAACAAGTTTCTCAAACACGTTCTGGTATAAGAACAGCTTTAGTTCCTCAAGTTGTAAGAACATCATTAGGTGATAGAGTTGTAAACATAGCTTTCATACCTTTTATAAGAGCAAGAACAATTAATTTTACTGCTACAAGATTAAAACCAAATATAAGAGTTTATCCTTTTTTTGATAATGTAGATATAACGGCATACGTAACACCCACAGGTGGAGCTTTAAGCGGCAGTTTAATTACAGACGCTAGTGGTGCTGTATCAGGTACTTTTGCTATTCCTGATCCTACGAATGACTCAAATCCTAGATGGAGAACAGGCCAAAGAGTTTTTAGATTAACAAGTTCATCTACAAATTCATTTAATGATGTTGAAACTTCTGCTGAAGCAGATTACATAGCTAGAGGTTCACTAGAAACTGTGCAAAATACAATTGTGTCAACAAGAGAACCACAATTAGTACGACAAACAACTAATGATACAAGAAATATTACAAGAGAATCAACAAGAACAACTACAGAAGTTATTGGTTGGATTGATCCTATTGCTCAAACATTTTTAGTTGATGATGTAGGCGGAGTTTTTGTAACATCTATTGAGTGTTACTTCCAATCAAAAGATGCTAATATTCCAGTTACAATGCAAATAAGAGAAGTTGTAAATGGTTATCCTTCTCGAACAATTGTACCTTTTGGTGAAGTTGTATTAAACCCAAGTTCAGTGAATATAAGTGCTGACGCTACAACAGCTACAAAATTTACCTTTCCTTCTCCTGTTTATTTACAAGAGAAAACAGAATACTCATTTTGTTTATTAAGTAATTGTGATAGTTATAACGCTTTTGTGGCCACATTAGGTGAAACACAAATAGGTTCAGATCGAACAATATCATCCAATCCATATGCCGGTGTTTTCTTTAAATCACAAAACGGTTCAACTTGGACGGCCGATCAAACAACAGATATAAAATTTAAAATTAATAGAGCTCAATTTAGTAACGTCACAGGCACTGTTACATTATGCAATGATGTTATACCTACAAGAACATTACCAAACAATTCTTTAAGAACAACAAATACTTCAGGAGTAATAAGAGTATTCCATAGAAATCACGGAATGCACGGCACAAGTAACAACGTTACAATTGCTGGCGTTGCTGCTGGTACATATAACGGAATTTCTTCAGCAAATATTAATGGAACATATACAAGTATTTCAAACGTAACTTTAGATAGTTATGATATTACAACAGCTGGTACGGCAACTGCTACAGGAGATATTGGTGGCACAACTGTAACGGCCACACAAAATAGAATCTTTGACGTAGCAAACGTTAATCTGGCTGTAATGACAGTTTCAGGAACATCTATAAATTATACTATAAGACCTACATCAGGTCGATCAGTTCATGGTTCTGAATCTGAATTTAGTTTAACAAGTTCAGCAAATGCTATTAACATTATACCTTCTGATAATATTTACTTTACGGCTCCACAAATGGTAGCAAGTTCTATAAACGAAACAAATGAAATGTCAGGTTCAAAATCATTATTTGTTAATTTAACTTTAACAACAACAAGCACAAAACTTTCACCAGTATTAGATGTAGCACGTATGAGTATGATTGCTGTTCAAAATAGATTAAATGCTCCTACATCAGGCAATACACCTAACTTTGTAGAAGATACTGCTCCAACAGGAACATCATCAGCGGCCGTTTATTTAACAAGGCCAGTTATTTTAGAAAATGCTTCAACAGCTTTAGACGTAAGATTAACTCAAAATGTTCGAACAACATCTAACGTAAGAGTTTACTATAGAGTTTCAGGTGCTGAAGAAGTAAGAAATATAAATGAATTAGCTTGGTCACCTTTTAATACAGCCGGCGAAGAAGATACTACAGTAACGCCAGCAGAAAACGAAAATGTATTTAAAGAATACAAATATTCTGATACAGGTTTAAGCCCATTTACGGCATTTCAAATTAAGATAGTTATGAAAGGATCAACTTCTTCTTATCCTCCAATTATAAGAGATTTAAGAGGAATAGCTTTAGCGGTATAGTATGAAAATTAAAGTAGAAGGCCATGATTCGTTAGCAAGAGATGTAAGATCAAATGCTATTGTTAATACTTCTAAAAATGAATATCAACTTTATATGAATCGTATAAGAAGTAGAGAACAACAAAGTGATGAAATAAGAAATACTATAAAAGAAATTAATGTATTAAAACAAGAATTGTTTGAAATTAAAAATTTATTAAAAGAGGTAATTAAAAAATAAACAATGGCAGCAAGAACAGTAGTCACTACAGATACACTCGAAACGTTTAGAACAACGTTTAATAGTTTATCACAAACAGATATAGGCGATCCGGCTACATTAACAACTACTGCAACAAGTGTTGTAGGGGCCATTAATGAGTTAGATTCTGCTATATTAGCAGCTGGTACTTTTACATTTAGAGATTCAACATCTACTACACAAACAGTTTCAACTGGCGAAGTAGTTACTTTTGCTGGTACATCAAATCAAATTACAGCTGTTGTTTCAGCTGTTGATACAATTACTTTTTCATTAAATAGCGCTATAAGTGGTATTACAAGTTTAACAGCTTCTTCTGATATAACAGCAGGTGTTATAAAAATTATATCAAATACAATTAAAACAACTGATAGTTCTTCATTAGGATTACAAGAAGTTATCAGTATTTCCAATTCTGGATCAATTACAGGAGTAAGTAGTTTAAGTGGTTCTGGTACGGCAAACTTTACCACAGACGTACAAGTAAACAGTGTATCTGTGGCAACTAAACCTTTTGCAATAGCTCAAGCGGTTGCTTTAGGTTAGATATAAAATGATTATAAATAGTAAAAAGGAATAATAAAAAATGGCTAACGATTTTAAAAGATTTACAGTATCGAGCGTAAACACATCAGTAGGTGCCTCAGCTTCAGCAGTATATACAGTTCCAGCAGGTGCTGGTTCAACAGCATTAGAATCAATCGTTATCGGAATTACATTAGCAAACAAAACATCAACAGGTGTTACAGCAAGTGTATTTTTAGATAATTTTTCAGGTTCAAATGACGTATATATCGTAAAAGATGCAACTATACCAGCAGGTTCTTCATTAGAAGTAATGTCAGGTAATAAAATAGTTGTACAAGGTAATGGTTCAGCAAATGATGTAATTAGAGTTTCTAGCGGAACAGCAACTGCTGTTGACGCTACAATTTCGGTATTGGAAGACGTATAAAAAAAATATAAGGAATAAAGATTAATGGCATACATTGGACAAAACCCAATAGACGCATTTAGAGGTTTAGCATCATACGACACTTTTACAGGTGACGGATCAACGACTACTTTTGATTTAACTAAAGTAGCGCCAGATGGTGGACAAAATGATATTCTTGTTGTAGTCAACAACGTTATTCAGGAACCAGGTGTTTCTAAATCTTATACATTAGGTGTAGATGGTAACGGCGAGTATAAAAGAGTTACATTTAATACGGCACCAGAAAGTGCTGATGAAATCTATATCATTAATCCTGGCAGAACAACGGCCCTTAATACAGTTTCAGACAACGCCATTACAGCAGCAAAATTAAATGTAAGTGCCATTACAGGCCAAGTAGAATTGGCAACAGTAGCAGCAGATGATGATGTTTTATTAATCGTTGACACATCAGCTGGCACACTTAAAAAGATTCAAAAATCAAACATAGCAACTACACTGACTCATTCAGTAGGAAGTGAAACAGGAGATGGTTCGACTGTGTCATTTACGATAAATAGTGGCAGAGCTGTTGCAAATGTTTTAGTTATTGTGAACGGTGTTGTATTAGTTCCAACAACCGATTATACAATAGCAAGCACAACTTTAACTTTTAACACAGCGCCATTGAGTGGTGCTGAAATACAAATAAGGTACTTACCTATCTAGGATAAAATATGGGCGCTAAAACAAGAAAACTATCACAGATTAATGACAGTCTTATAGAATGGCAGTCGGTTGTAGTAGCTGACGGTTCAACAGGTTTAACAGCAGTAGCTGGCCGTGGATATTTTATTAATACAACGAGTGGAACAATCACTGTAACTTTACCATCAGCGACAGCAAAACCAGGTGATACAATACAATTAAAAGATTACGCTCGTACTTGGGGCACAAATAACGTTACATTTGCATCAAATTTATTTGATGGAACTACAGTTGTAAACACTTT